TTTGCGTTCATTTCTTGAAGTTTTAACTGAGAATCTACTTCAAGTTCTGACATCTTAAACTGTGCATCTGTTTGTGCTTTGATTTCTTCTAAAGATAACTTTGCCTGTTCTATAGCTACTTGTGCCTGAATCTGTTGCATCTGTACCTGAGCAAGCATTTCTTCAGGTGAAGGTTTAGGTGGTTCCTTCTTTTTAGGTTGATAGAATCTAGGATCAGTAAAAAACTGACTAGGATCTTTATGTCCTGTTAACTCAACTATTTTAGAAAGGGTGTTATAATACTGAACCACATTAACAAGCGGATTATCTGGTCCGATAGTTTGTAGTATTTGTTCTTGTTTTTGTGATAACTGAAGTAAAGTTTGCAGTTTATAGTTTTCGTCACCTGCTCCTAACGCTACGTTACAACTAACATCAAAGTTACTGTTCCAGATTTTAGGATCTATCGGTATCCACTCGTTTCTAAGCTTGAACATCTTAACTTTGTCCTGGTGCGCTATAACAAGTTTAAGGATGCCCTTATACAAGTGTTTAAATGCGCCTTCAGCAAAAGTCCTGGCAATCATTTCTATCTTCTGCTGAGTGCCTTGAACTACAGCGTTAATAGCAGACCTGTGTGATGACTGCATAACTTCAGGATTAAGACCCTGTGATGCTTCGGTTACACCTGTTCTGTTTTCAGTTAGTTTAGTGAAGTAACTAAGAACGCCTTCGGCCTGTTGTCCAGTATACGGAACGTTTAAGGCTTGAACGGCCCCAGGTGACCTCATTCTAATTAATGCACCTATTTCACTATTCATTAAGTCAGAAACACTCACTTGTCCGTCTACAAAAGCCATACGTGGATGAACACTTAAACTAAGTGAATCAAGCATAGCTCTTAGGATATTAGTTTTTGTTTTCTGTACGTCACGTAAGTAGTGATAAAGTGAAGATCCTGATACGTCAAAAGGTTCAGGAAACGGCACTAAATTAACAAAAGGATGATCATTAACAGGCACGTTCATTAATACACGTTCATACTTATCACCAACTAAACAAACTCTTCTCCAGCTACGTAATCCTGTCTCTTCAAAATCAACTTTTATATAACACTCTGTATAAAGTAATCGTTTACCTGCTTCCTCCTGGTGTTCACTTGCGGTTTGATTATTATTAACTTCAGGTCTACGTGTATAAAACTCTTGTTTAAGATCCATAGGGTGATCAGTACCAGCTAAATCTTCGAAGTCATTAGTGTCATAACCTAATGCTACTAAATCAGATACAGTCACCTCCTTTCTATGAGCGATTATGTCTAAACTCTCATCGTGGAAACCTTTCGCTCTACGGTTGTAAAGCATCTCTTCAGGTGGAACAGCTTCTAGATAAATCTTCCCCTCTGTAGTGTCTCTTTTGACTGTTACATCGTGAGACATAGGAACTTGTTCAGGTGGCAAATCAGGAGGGGCATTCTCTAAAGGGTAGGAGTCTAGACTGACTATTTCTAATCCTTGGTCTGTTAATAGTGACGCAAGAGTTTCATCATCTAAACCAGTATAAGAATACCCCTCACTTTTCTGTTTTTCGTCATAGTAGTATTTTATGAATCCGCAACCTCTTATAAGACTTTCTTTTATTGCAGTACTTAATACTTCCCAACCGTTATTTTCAGAAGTTATAATATGACGCACGTACTCAGTCATTTGTTCTGCATACGGTACGTCTTCAGGTTGCTTTGGCACAAATTCCACAACTCTGTCAGAGGAAAAGAAAACCCTCATAAGTTGCGGTAACATAGCGTTAACTGTATCTCTTAAAGTACTGTCTACAAACTGAGATCTACCTTGCTCCTCGTCACCGTAATCTCTGCTTTGAAACGCCTGAGTAGCCTTCGCCCTGTCAGGTGCAATATAATCATCTATAAACCGTTCAGCGTCATCTAAACGTTCACGTATTACTTCAAGGAAATCATCCTCGTTCATACCTACAGAATCGATTACTGGTTCCGCTAAACCTTGATCTTCTAAAATAGCTTCAGTCATAAAATATTTCTGTGAAAAGTTGATCTATTCTAGCTTAATTAATTTCTAAAATTCTTTTCATGAAACGCCTGTAATGTTTCTTACTATAGGCTTATTCCAGCTTAATCTTTCACCACCTGAGAAAATAGCCGGTGATGACGCAAAAGTGAGTGTAAAAGCGTCTGCTTTATCAGGTGATCTTATTCTTTTCTTCATATCCTCTTTTGATTCAAGTTTAAGTTTTCCTGAAGAGTTAAACGAATACTTGGGGGTACAAAGTTCATTAATTAATTCTCTGTCTTGTGGTAATTTACAGTTTTTCTTTTCTAACCACTCTTTAGCTTTGCCGTATAATTCTGCTCTTAAATTTGCGTAACTAGATCCTAAAGAGGGTGATTCTGAAACGTTTACTCCACGTACAGGCATTTCACCCTGTTCAGCAAGCCTGTCTAATAATCCTGCTCCGATTCCGATACAGTCTATTTCTACAGAACTAGGTTTTTCGCCCTCTTTTGTTTCGTTATATTCGTTTAATAAAGCACCTGCTAAAGTCATTAAATCTAACTTCCTCCAGGTCTTAATAGGTTCTAAAACTATGTTGCCTTTACGTTTACAAAGTGCAGACGAATCTGAACCAAGTCTTGCTACGTCTACCCCCCAAACTATTGAAGCGTCAGGGTTTGCTTCTACGTCCCGATCCACGGCAGACTCCGCTAAACTGAGGGGTATAAAAGTATCATCATCCTGAAGCGGAAACTCACCAACGACACGGACCCTCCAGACGTTAGAATCCTCACCGTACATAGAACGGATCTCGTTTATATAGGAATCTGAAACTCTAGGTGAGTCTAAACAGCTAACCGTGAAGTTTTTCCACTCAGATGCTACTGAATGAAACGTTTCGTAAAAGTAACCTGTATTTCTTACTGGATTACCGCAAAGGACTATTCTTGCGTTTTCTGTAGATAGGGAACCGTAGGAAGCGATAAACGTATTATCGTGGATACCAGAAGCTTCGTCACACACTAAAAGAACTGATCCTGGTGAGTGAACACCCTGTAACGCATCAAAATTGTCTAATCTTGCTACTTTAGCATTAATAAAAGACTCGTTAGGTGCGCCCTTTAAAACTATCTTTTCAGCCGTATATTCCAGCATATCTTTTAAGACAGGTGGAAGACTATCTATCATAGCCTTTATATCTGCCCAAATAGCTGAATGTAACTGTGAAGTACTAGGTGCGGTGACTACTGTTTTTTGTGGAAACTGGAATAAAATGTGGTGAAGCATCATCACACACATAACAGAACTCTTACCAGTTCCGTGACCAGACTTGACCGATAGCTTGCGTGTCTTATTTGCGTATTCTGTTAAAAAAGCACGTTGCCACTCGTCAGGTGAGAAGTTAAGACAATTCTCTGCGAAACTAACAGGATTATCTTTGTATTTTTGAATAAAAGAAGTTACGTCTGACTGCATAAACAGCAGTATATCAGACGCTTAGTCTTAAACTTCTTTTGTTATACCTCTAGGAAGGGCTTTTCCTTCAAGTTTATTAAGTTCTGCGTGTTCTTTGTGGAACACGTTTTCTCTTAACTTGAAAAGCTTTTTACGTGCGGATAGAAGGTTTTCTATTCTTAAACCTCTAAATATGTAGTCGATACCTCTTGACTTACCTAAAAGGGGGATAACTGTGTCTAAAACGTCATCTAAAGCGTCTAACTCGTCTTTAGACAGGTGGAGTTTTATTCTCACTTATTTTTTCGAATTCTTTAATAGGAAATCTTACGGAAGGTTTCTTAGAATACTTACCGTCCTGGTCTTTTTTAACAAAACGTGAAATTTCATAGATAGGGTGTACAGGATGATCTTGCTTAAAGTAAAACATACCTTCTGTAAACTCAACGATTAAAAACCAAGGATTACAGGACACGTTAATTAGATCTAATCCGTACATATATTTTGCCAGATCTATCGTGTAATGATCACCTTTTTCCTTAATACTTCTAGGACAGTTTTTGTATTCAGCAAACGCTAAGTGTTTACCGTTCCGCATTAACTGCCAGTCGCACCTGTAAAACTTGTTATTTTCAAAAACTTCACAGTTCCAAAGCTTTTCTAACTTTAAACCTGCTTCTCTTTCGTTGTGTTTATCTATGCTTCGTTCACGTATCATATTCTACTCCCAGGAATTTTTAAGCCAGAGATGATTTTTATCATCAAGTTTCTGGGAAGCTAGTTCGTTCATCCTTTCGAAGAAGAATCTAGACCACTCCTCATCACGTTCCGCTACTTTCTGATCCGCATACTCTTCTGCAACTGGTATCAGCATATTTCTAGCCTGTTCATAACGCTTGTGCTTACGCTGTTCGTAAATCGTTAAACGGTACTCGAACAGGTCTTTTATCATTTCCAGGTGTTCACGCACTTGTTTAGAGGAAAATTCCTTTATACGTGCGTTTAAAGCGTGTTCTACAAGCCTGTGAACTAAAGTTTCAGACTCGTGGGACAACGGAATACCTTTACCTAAATCCCTCTCTAACTCCTTAAGCTCTTTTATTAACCTGGCTTTTTCTTTTTCTAATACTTCGTCTATTTCACTCATTTTTCTTTCTTCTGATAATAACTACTGAATAATTCATAATAACTACACCTATAGCTACTACACCGATTAATAAACTCGCTAAGAAAATAATACTTAAAACAGTTAGAAAAGTAGTC